CTCAAGGAGAAGAACACATGATCGAACCACAGCTCAACCAATATGAGCAGGCCATGGGCTGGCGCAAGCGTCAGATGATCCTGCAACAGCTCCAAGACGGCGTCAGGAACGACACGCTCGAGGAAGTGGCTCAGGCATTTGAGCGCATGGAAGCTTTTGGTGACACAGCACACAGCTTCGCCATGTTTGTGCGGCAGATGAAGAACTACGGGACGGAAGCATGACCGAAGAGATCTGGGCGCCAGAGTGGATCGCCGAAAACCCAGAGCTGGCAAACAAAGCCATCACAACGCTTCAGGAGAAGGTTCAAGAGCTGGAGTCCAAACTGAAGTACGCACAAGCAAAAGCCGCAAAACTGGAAAGCGAAAACAAAGCATTCAAGCTAACCATCAAAGATATGGACAGAAGAATCATGAGGGGACTGAGAGACTAATTGCACACAAAACCAAACATCCGTTAAACTTCACGTTAAAGGAGTTCCAGCAATGGCCAAGAAACCAAAGAGTCTTCCCAGCGATGATGTCGCCGATGTGACAGGTGAGCCACAAACGAGAAAAGTAACCAAGATGGGCAGACCTTCCAAGTACACGGATGAGTTAGCCCATGAGATCTGTACAAGGCTAGGTACAGGAGAAAGCTTACGTAAGATCTGTAGGGATGACGCTATGCCGTGCCTTGCAAGTGTGATGGGTTGGTTGACGACGAAGCCTGACTTTTTAGATCAATACACACGTGCACGTGAGATTCAGGCTGAGACGCAGTTCGACGAGATCATTGACATCGTTGACCAGCCGCCCGAGCTGAGCTACGTGACAGACAAGAACGGTGAGCTGATCGAGGTCAAGTTCGACTCTACCTACGTGGCTTGGATGAAGCTTCGGGTCGACACCCGCAAGTGGACGGCCGCACGCATGTCACGCAAGTACAACGAGCGAGTGGCGCCTGTTGAGGAGAACAACGATCCAAGCGTCATTGACGTGAGTGTCCGTGACCTGATGGATGTGGCTGTTAAGCGCCTTGAGTTGATTCGGATTGCTGAATGAGCGTTGCCATCGAACAAGATGTGCTGGACATCCTGCAAGACAAGGATCTCCAAAAGAAGCTTGGCCCCTACCATGGAGCGGCATACGCTACACGCATCAAATGGCTCTCGGGAGCGTTTAATCACCAGAAGCTACCCCAAGGTGAGTGGTGGTCTATCTGGCTCATGCTGGCAGGCCGTGGAGCTGGCAAGACCCGCACCGCGGCTGAACAGCTCTGGTGGTGGGCATGGGAGAACCCAAAGACCCGTTGGCTGGTGTCTGCTCCTACATCCATGGACGTGCGCGGTACGTGCTTTGAGGGTGAGTCTGGCCTTATCGCCGTAATCCCGCCCATCCTGATCGCTGACTACAACAAAGCCCTGCACGAGATCACGCTGGTTAACGGTAGCCTGATCAAAGGTATCTCAGCCAGTGAGCCTGACCGCTTCCGTGGTGGCCAGTACCATGGTGCATGGCTCGATGAGTTGGCCGCTTGGGATTACCTCGACGAAGCTTGGTATAACATCCAGTTCGCCGTGCGTCTAAAGAAAGCCGACAACCGCACACAGGTGATCGCCACCACTACACCTCGCCCCAAAGACATGATCGTTGAGCTGATCGGCAGGGAAGGTGACGACGTGGCCATCACGACCGCATCGACTTATGTGAACCTAGCCAACCTTGCGCCAAGCTTCCAAAAGCAGATATTGCAATACGAAGGTACTAAGATTGGTCGGCAAGAGATCCACGCTGAGATCATTGACCCAGAAGAGTCAGGCATCGTCAAGCGGGACATGTTCAGACTGTGGGCGCCTAACAAGCCTTTCCCCAAGTTCGAGTACATCATCCAGAGCTACGACTGCGCCAGCTCAGAGAAGACTGTCAACGATCCGACGGCGGCCATCACGTTCGGCATCTTCAAGCCACTGGATGGCCCAATGTCAGCCATGGTGATCGACTGCTGGCAGGACAGGCTTCAGTATCCAGACCTGCGCCCCAAGGTCATCGAGGAGTACGACGTGGTCTATGGTGAGGGCAAGGACAAGAAGCGCGTAGACCTGATCCTCGTGGAAGACAAGTCCGCAGGTATCGCCCTGATCCAAGACTTGCGCCGTGGCCACTTGCCTGTTCGGGCGTACAACCCCGGCAGGGCTGACAAGATACAGCGCCTGAACATTGTGTCTAACATCATCGCCGCTGGCCGTGTGTGGATCCCTGAGAGCAGTGTGCGCAAGGGCTACGTCAAGGACTGGGCTGAGGGCTTCGTGTCCCAGATCTGTAGCTTCCCCGACTCAAGCCACGACGACTTCGTGGACGCCTGCACCCAAGGGCTTCGCTTCCTGCGTGACGCTGGCTGGCTGGACATTGACGGAGCGCCGCGGGAAGACTACGACATGGACGACTACATCGACAGTGGCCGCCGTAAACTTGAGAACCCATACAGTGCATAAGTACGGTTGCCATAACAGGGGCGCGTACAAGCCCAAGTTCTTTGTGCAGAACGGCTGGTGGATCACTGGCCAAACCAGAACCGCCAAGGTGGAGCAGGCTCCCTTTCGTATGGCGCCTGATTGCCAGTACACCAAGACGGAGCTGGGCAAGACCGATGAGCGTTGCATGGGTTGCAAGCACAAGGTGGACTTGGCGTGACACCCAAGGTATCATTGGGGCAACAGCAACAACTCAGCGGGATAAGCCATGGCTGAACGCACACCGTCCAACGACCAAGCCGCCTTTGGCGTGTTCCCCCAACTCCAGCGCAATCGTTCGAAGCAAGACCGTGAGGCGGCCAAGAACGTCCCCATCGATCTGGCGCGTGGTTCTGTGGCTGGCGTGATGGGCGCTCCCGGCGACATCGAGTCGCTTCTGCGCATTCCCTACGACTATTTCCGCGCCCCCACAATGTCAGAGCTGGTGACTGGTGACAAGACCAGCAAGACATACCTGCCAACGTCAGAGGACATCGAGAAGCGCCTGCCTCTGAGATCTGAGACACCCGTGAGCAAGGCCGCTACTGGCTTGGGCATCTTAGGTGGTGGCTTCTACACTGGCCCCGGCTCTCCCCTGCGTGTGGTCGGTGCACTGCCCAAAGCCATCAAGCACGGCGCTGAAGAGTTCGCCAAGGCTTCCGTTGCTGGCGCCCCTCACGTGATCAAACCAAAGGGTGGTAACTGGTTGAGTGGCGGCGAAAGGGATCAGATTAGAACTCCCGAAGGCGACCTGCGCAGGCTGAAGCTGGACACAATGATGGGTGGTCAAGGGGATACAGTTGAAGATGTTCTAGGCAAAAAGAACGCTATCAACAACTGGATTGATAGCAATCTAAAGAACTACGTCAAGAAAGAAATGGGCACGCCTGATGACCCAGTTCGCAGATTGGCTGAGGAGGGCATCATTCATACGCCGCTTCGAGACACCGAAAACGCTGGCGACTTCCTCCGTGCTCAGCGTGTGGCAGAAGGATTCCCTGCTGAGGGGATGGGCCGATCAGAGCTTGCACGTCGATGGGAAGATGCGGCCGACGATTCAATAAGAGTTACTAAGGCTGGCGCTATTCAAGATCAGGCAAACACTGGCGCTAAGCTTGAGAAGGCTAGGGCTGAGCTAGAAGCCCACAAAGAAAAAATCAACGAAGACTTCATTGCGCTCCTGAAAGACAAAGGCGGTCTCAGTGACAAAGACCGTGCAACATTTGATAAGTTTCCGTTCTTCCAAAAGGCAGAGATTTTGGGCGACGACAAGTACAAAGAATTGCAGGGCAACATCAATGAGTTGCTTGCAAGGGAATCAGGCTTTGAGAAACGAGCTGGTGAACTAAACCCATTTGTTGCCAAGCTTGACCCAGAAACCAAACTGTACTCAGGTTCAACGTACGATTTAGGCTTCGACCACATTGTTGACGTTCTTAAAGAAGACATAGCCACTGGCCGCATCCGCCCTGAGCAACTGAACAAGGTCAGTATGGAGCAGGCAGTACGCCGCACCTATGAGTACGACGAAGAGTTGGCGGCAAAGATGAATGCGGCTCGTTTGACTCAACGTGCAGAACTGCCAGTTCATAAAGAATACCCAGAAGAGGGTTACAAGTGGGTTCAGCTCAATCGCCCCGGCGACTTTGCCGCTGAGTCAAATGCCATGGGTCATTCAGCTCGTGGCTATGAGCCGCCCAAAGGCCATCCTGATTGGGTGGAAGGCTCTGGTGATGAGGGGCGTCTTGATTACGGCCATGGTGGATGGGAGGGGATCAAAAGCGGAAGAGCAAAGGTCTACTCATTGCTGGACGCTAAAGGTGAGCCACATGTGACCATTGAAACCAAAGCGCCAAGCCTTCGATCAAACTACGATGAACTGCAACCGCTTCAGAGACAAGCGGATTTAGAAGCTGATGCACAAAACTTCCAGACTTTTACCGAAAGGGACAAGTTTGTTGATAAGCGTTACCAAGAGCTAAAGGCTCAGATGATGGCCGAAAAGAAGCCTGAAGGCGATTACATGATCACGCAGATTAAAGGCAAAGGTAACGCCAAACCAAAGGAAGACTATCTGCCATACGTGCAAGACTTTGTAAGAAGCAGTGATTGGGCTGGCATTGGTGATCTGCACCATGCCGACATGATGAACTCCAACTCCATTAAGGCGGCTGGGTGGGATGTTCCTGAAGGCACACCAAATTACGTTACCAAACAAGAGTTTGAAAAAATTAAAGCAGACACTGATGCCAATTCCGCTGGAAGTGGCATGAAGCGTGGCGGTGTGGTCATCTCCCACAACCCAGACACCATGATGCTGGAGCTTAATGAGCGTAAGTATGCTCCCGGTGGTTTGGTCAAAGGTTTAATCAAAGCCGCCAAAGCCGAGCCTGAAATCATGAAGGCGTCCGAGGCGCTAGGCAAGATTGAAGGTCGTCCATTGGTAATTACACAAGCTGACCGCACAAAGGTTGGCGAGGGATACTTGGGCGGCCCCGGCTTCTCCAGCCTGCAACTGACAGAGCCTGAGTACCGTGCGGCTGAAGCGGCATGGGGTGTAAAGAACCCCGGCACAGCCAAGATGATCCTTGGTGGCGGCAAGAAGGCTGGCGACAACCCTGTCTACACCACCATGATCGGCTCACCTACCCAGCACCAGTCAAACCAGATGGTATTTGACAAGCTGTACGGCGACTTCAAGAAAGCCGCCAAGAAGGGTGAGCTTGACGCTGAACTGCGCGACAAGATCAACATGCGCCTAGCCTCTGCCGTTGACAAGGAGGGCAACCCAGTATTCCCTGCTGACATCGACATCTTGGACAAGAAGTTCAGGGACATCGCCAACACGTTTGACCGCCGCTCTATCGCTGGCCATTTGATGGGTGGCGTACAGGTTGGCGGCAAGAAGGGTCAGATCATTGACTACGACAAAATCATCCGCAACACAACAGACCCAGCACTGCTGGACGTTCCCTCTGGTGCATTGGGCAACCGCCTGTTCACCTTGAGCGGTGGCATCATCGACCGCCCTGATCTGCACCCAGCATTCCCCACCATCTTGCAAGGCGAGGACTTAGGCGTAAGCTTCAACCCCGTGGCCCGTGACATCCTGATGCGTGACTTCATTGAGAAGACCAAGCAGGAGAAGGGCCGCGCCCCCGGCTACATGGACTTCACACGTGGCCACCCACCTTCACAGTTGATCACCGAAGACATCCTGACCGAGATGCAGAAGCTTGGCCTCAAGAAGGGCGGTACTGTCCACAAGGCCGACGGGGGAGCAATCACTGGTGACGACCTGATCATTGAAGAAAGACCACTATGAGCCTCATTGGAGCACTGACCAAAGCCGCCAAGGCTGGTGAAGCCGCCAAGAAGACAGCGCCCTTCTACTCTGCTGTGGATGAGGCGCTTGGAAGCCTGAAACGCCCCAAGGGCACGGGCATGGAGTTCCTGACTGAGGTGCTGAAGCAACCCGGTGTTAAGAAGGCTGAGATCGCCGACCGTAAGCTTGAGCAGGCGTTCAAAGCCAAGGGCAAGATGACCAAGGAAGAGGCTCAGCAAGTCCTCAAGGAGAACCCTCCGCCCAAGCTCAAAGAGAAGGTGATCGACGACTCCCAAATGCTTGACGAGGACGAGCTGAAAGAGATTATTTCCCAAGAGATGTTTGGCAAGCCGTACGATGAGGTCTACAACCAAGGCCAGCGTTCACGTGTCTACAACGAAGCCATGCGCCGCATGGAGTCTGAGAACGGCACGCTTTATGGTGACTACAAGACGCCCGGCGGCCAGAACTACCGCGAGATCCTTCTGAAGTTGCCCAACGAAAGACCCAACGCCAGCAACTACTCAGACCCAGCCAAGTACGACGCAGACTTGAGGGCATACAACGCCAGCGGCAAGTCTGACTATCAATCCAGCCATTGGAAGCAAGACCCCAACGTCCTAGCCCACATGCGCGTCCAAGACCGCACTGGCCCCAATGGCGAGAAGATCCTGCACGTCGAAGAGATTCAGTCTGACTGGCATCAGGAAGGCCGTAAGAAGGGGTACAGCTCTGGCGATGCCATGAAAGCGTATGCAGACTATGAGCAAGGTCTGAAGCCGCGTACGCTTGACAAGATTACGCAAATGTTTATTGAGTCTGGTACTGAACCAGAACGAGCTCAGATATTGGCCGCCAAGCAACTTGAAAACATTTTGAACATGAGTAAGGACAAGCTTCTTGGCCCATCTAACATGGCCAAGATTCTTGATGAAGAGGACACGATCAATAGCCTTTGGAAGGCCGCTACAGCCGAGAAGGAAAAGATACCCGACGCTCCGTTCAAAAAGAACTGGCACGAGTTGGCCATGAAGCGCCTGCTGAACTATGCGGCTGACAAGGGCTACGACAGCATTGCCATCACCCCCGGCGCTGAGCAGGCAAGCAGATACAGATTAAGCAAGCAGGTCGACCAGATCATGGCAAGCCAAGAGGATGGCGGCTTACGATTGTTTGCTCGTGATAAGCAAGGCAAGAACCACGACATGGGTGTGCACCCTGCCGACAAGCTGGCAGACGTGGTCGGCAAAGACCTAGCAGAGAAGATGGCCATGCAGTCAAAGCCAAACGAGATCTACCAAGGCGTTGACCTTCAAGTTGGCGGCGAAGGCATGAAGGGCTTCTACGACCAGATTTTGCCAAGCTACTTGAACACTTTTGGCAAGCCTTATGGGGCTCAGGTTGGCCAGATGCCCATCGAGATCAACAAGGGTATGCATGTGCCAAACCCTGAAGGTGGATGGACTACAACCCCACCCGAAACGTACTCAGCTCACAGCTTTTCCATCACGCCAGAGATGCGTGAGTCCATTAAGCAGAAGGGCTTGCCCCTGTACCAACAGATCGGCATCCCAACTGCTGGAGCCGCTTCTCAGATGCCTGAAACAATGCAAGAGCCAGAGCTTGAACCTGAAGTTAAAAAGGCTGATGGCGGAGCAATAACTATGAACCAATTAACCCCAGAAGAATTGACGTCGCAATTGCAGGCGTACAAACAAAACGCTCCAACAACGGCGGAAGATTTTGCCAAACAGCAATCTTTGTGGAGCGACTATGCCAATCGCTATGCCAATAGTTCTTGGAACTATGCCAACATGGGTGGCAAAGCGCAGGATTATTCATTAAAACCTGCCGACTATTTGCAAAAAAGTGTTAGTGGATATGCCGATCCAATCAATCAGTTTATGTCTGGCACCGCGCAAAACACGCCTACATTTACTCGTACGCAAGAGGCATTGTCTACACATCCAGAAATTTCAGACATCATTAACCAAGCATCGCAAATTAACCCAGATTTCACGAAATACACACCAGTCAATGATGTGATGATCAACAACTTGGCAGGTGATATTAAGCAATTTGGCTCAAACACCGCGATGCAGAGGTTTATCAAAAACCAACAGAATTTGGTAGGTTTTGGCACTGATACGCAAGCTGGTGCAAGTCAATCAATGGCAGATCCAACGTATGTTGGTTACAACGATTTGCTTAATAAATATACTCCAACCGTTTCTGATGAGGCTTGGAATAAAAAAGCAGTTCTTGGGTTACCTAGGGGTAGCACCGCAAGCACGCCATATCGTGACCAAACCACTGGTAAAGGTCTTGCGGTTCAATACGACGAAGAAACAGGACAGCCTCAAGGCGTGCGGTTCATCAACCAGTCTGGTTTGGGAAATGTTACGTACACTGATCCAGCAGATCTTGTCTCATCGGCATACGCTTCAGGAATACCGTTGTCAGCTTTCGATGCTTTGGCCAAACAGGCTGGAACTGATGTACTGAAGCCAAGCCAACAGGGTGTACGCGATGGCTCCTATTTTCCTACTGGCTTGGAAAAAGGCTTTGGATTAAAAGACCTAAGCGACGCCAATCTGGCAAAAACAATTGCATCAGATGAATGGCTGAAGTTTATGATTGCCGACGCTCAAGCCAAGAACACCAATCCAGCAAATTATGCTGGCGGGTTAAATTCTTTAATTGCAAAGTACCGCAGTCAAAACAAAGCCGCAAAAGATTACTTAAAAAAGCTTGGCTATGCCGATGGTGGTGCAGTAAATTACAACACAGCACCCGATATGTCCGACGGAGGGCGTATCATGCAGGGTGCTCCATTTAAACGTGGAGGTAAAGTCAATTTGACTGCCAACCGCGATACCATGTTCATGGAACTGAGCAACAAAAAGCTCAAAAGGAAATAAGCTATGGCGACACAATTCCCGCAAGACCCAAACGCTGGTCGTTTTATCGACGGGTTAAAAGACCAACAAGCGAATGCCGACGAAGGCATGGAGTTTGAGATCCCTGACGACGACCAAGAGATCGAAGAGCTTCCTGATGGTTCTGCCATTGTTCGCATGGACACCAAAGGCCCGATGGAGGACGAAGACTTCTACCAGAACTTGGCTGATGTGCTTGACCCTTATGACTTGAACAAGGTAGCCCTGCGCTACATGGACTTGGTCGAGAACGACAAGAAGTCCCGTGAGGAGCGCGACAAAAAGTACGAAGAGGGTTTGAAGCGCACGGGTATGGGCAATGATGCCCCCGGCGGTGCAACCTTCATGGGCGCCAGCAAGGTTGTTCACCCTGTGATGGCCGAAGCCTGCGTGGACTTCGCCTCCCGTGCCATCAAAGAGATGTTCCCACCTGATGGCCCAACTCGCACCAAGATCTTGGGCAAGGTTGACGAGGAGAAGATCACCAAAGCCGAGCGCAAGCGCGACTACATGAACTGGCAGTTGACCGAGCAGATCGAAGAGTTCCGCGACGAGCAGGAACAGATGCTGACCCAGCTTCCATTGGGCGGCTCACAGTACATGAAGCTTTGGTACGACGAGAAGAAGAAGCGTCCCTGTGCTGAGTTCATGCCAATCGACAACATCCTGTTGCCCTTTGCCGCCGCCAACTTCTACACAGCCCAGCGCGTCACCGAGATGCAGACCATCACAGAGTGGGAGTTCAAAAACCGCATTCGCTCTGGCTTGTACCGTGACATCGACCTGATCCGCGTCAGCGCTGAGCCAGAGGAAACACACTCTGAGAAGGCCAACAACAAGATCGAAGGCCGTAAGTGGGATGACAACGAGGATGGCCTGCGCAAGGTCTATCACATCTACACATGGCTGGAGCTGGAAGACGACCCACTGACCAACGGTGAGTCTGCTCCCTACATTTTGATGGTTGACGAGCACGAGAACGAGTGCGTTGGCCTGTATCGTAACTGGGAAGAGGGCGACGAAACCATGACCAAGCTCGACTATCTGGTCGAGTTCAAGTTCATTCCATGGCGCGGCGCCTACGCCATCGGTTTGCCACAGCTCATTGGCGGCCTCTCAGCGGCCCTTACAGGCTCTCTACGCGCTTTGCTGGACTCTGCCCATATCAACAATGCGGCAACCATGCTCAAACTCAAGGGCGCGAAGATCTCTGGCCAGTCCCAGCAGGTCGATGTGACTCAAGTTTGCGAGATCGAAGGCGCTCCCGGTGTCGATGACATCCGCAAGATCGCCATGCCTATGCCTTTTAACCCACCTTCAGCCGTGTTATTCCAGCTTTTGGGCTGGTTAGATGGTGCGGCCAAGGGGGTAGTTACCACCGCAGAGGAAAAGATCGCTGACGTGAACGCCAACACCCCTGTTGGAACCACTCAAGCATTGATCGAGCAGGGCGCCGCAGTGTTCTCTGCCATCCATGCGCGCTTGCACGACAGTCAAGGCCGTGTTCTGAAGATCCTTGGCCGCCTGAACCGTTGGTATTTGGACGAGCAACGCAAAGGTGAAGTGGTTGCCGACCTTGAAATCAACAAGGAAGACTTCGCATCGAACACCGACGTGATCCCTGTCTCTGATCCACACATCTTCTCTGAGACCCAGCGCATGGCGCAGACTCAGTCGGTGATGCAGGTCATGAAGGAGAACCCAGACCTGTTCAACCGCAAGGTGGTGGTCGAGCGGTTCTTGAAGCAGATCAAGGTGCCCGGCATCAACGAGATCATGATCGACGTTCCAAACCCCGAAGAGCGCCCAGTTGCCGACGAAAACGTGGCCATGGCCTTGGGTCAGTCAGCGTTTGCCTTTATTGATCAGGATCACTTGTCCCACATTCAGGGTCACTTAGACTTTGCTAAGGATCCAGCCTTTGGTGCAAACCCAATGATCGCCCCATCCTTCATGCCACACGCGATGGAGCACATTAAACAGCACATTACCCTGTGGTACTTAAAGCGCATGAACGGCTACGTGAC